GGCCGTGGACCTCGTACATGACGGTCCAGGTCCGGGCGCCGCTGGCGCGGACGCGGAGCCCGAAGCCGGGCAGGCCCTCATCCCAAAACGTCGTGTCGGTCTTGTCGGTTGGGCAGGCCAGGGTGCGGATCGTCTTGTCGGAGAGCTTCATTCGGCGGAACCTCTTTTGTCAGTTTGGGGTAGGGTTGGGGTAGCGGGTAGGGCGCGGGGTAGGTGATCCAGGCTTCCACTCATTTCCATTGGTTGCCGCGCTAGTGTGCGGTTAGTCATTGATACATCGAGCTTTTCTGCATCAGGTTTCCAACCTTAGCAATTCCTCGCCATGCATTGCAAGCGTCAAAATCACACAATACATGTGCACATTCGCGGCTGAGATGTGTCTAATATAGACAATATATCAAATACTTATGCGGGAACTCCCTACCCAGGAAAAGCGCCTGGGTAGGGCCTGGGTAGGGTTTTTGGGCGGATGGGCGCCGGGTAGGGCGCAGGAAGGGCCGAGGTAGGGCGCAGGGTAGGAATGCTCCCGCGCCCCACAAGCGGCCACCCGTGCGCGTTCCGGACGCGCCCGCTACCCATGCCGCCCGGCCGGCAGGGGCGCGCTACGGGGCTTGGCTGCGGCGTCAGTCCTCGCTCTCGGCGACGGCCGCCACCGCGATGACGTCCGCGATGAGGCAGCGGCGAACGCGGGCCGCACATCGATAGCGGCATTCCCCGTCGGGGCCGTGCGGGCAGCGCAGGGACAGCGTGCCGTCGGCGGGTTCAGCCCTGGTCGTCTGGTGGTCGCGCTGTTGCATTGCCCCCCCACGACTTCAGCCGGATGCGCGGCATGGGCGTCGCCCGCACGAGCGGCGGTGGCGCCTCCGGGTCCATGCGCAGGTCATTCACTTTGCAGCGCAGCGCGCGCGCCATATGCTCGAGCGCCTCGACGGTGATCCGCCGATGGCCCTGCTCGAAATGATAAATGGCGTGCTTCGAGACCCCGATCGCCTGGCCGAGCGCGGCCTGCGTCATCAACCGGTGCTCGCGGATCTGCGCGATCCGCTTGCCAATGACCGCATCTCTCTTGCTGATAACCTGGTCCATCACCGTCGCTCCTTTTGATCTAAGAAGTGTGTGATTGATCCCCGGTATTCTCCCGGCCGTCGTTTCCGCCCCGATCCAATATGAAGTCAGGATGACACGCATTGCCACCAAAACGTGTAGCTATATGACTCCCATTTCCTCTTATAGCCGCCGCCGCTAGCGGCTCGCCCGGCGCCCGCCATCCATCGGTTGTGTCAATTATGATTCCTTTGCGCGAATCTCACGTTAATTTGACCCCTAATTTGTTAGGGGCGTATACCGGGATGATGCAGCACTACGATGGGGTTGCAATGCCCCATAGACCAAAGCGCGCGCGCCCGCCTTCGATGACGTTGACCGAGCGTCAACGGTATATTCTGCGCCTCATCGCGGACGGCAAAACAGCCAAGACCATCGCTCGCGAGCTCGGCGTTGCCACAACTACCGTCCTCGATCATATCGAGCGCATCAAGGCCCATCTCGGCGCCGCCAACCGCACCAACGCCGCCGTCATCGCTACGCGGAAGGGATTGCTGAACGACAAGCCGAAGAAATAAAAAAAGCCCCGCAAGGCGGGGCCAAGTCATGGGGGGCAACACTTCACCTTACCGTCAGTCTCCTGGATCGTCGACCTCCTGCGGCATCGGTTCCGGTATCGGCCGAATGACCTTGTCCGGCTTGCCGTCGTAGTCCTCGTCGGTGATGTTCTGAAACAACAAGGCCTCGCTGGCCCGCCGCCGCACCAGCCCAGGCAGCACCTTGCCGCCGCCCTTGTTCCACTTCTGGAACTCCAGGGCAGCATCTTCGAAGTCGCCTGCGTTTACTTTTTTGAGGAGAGTGCTTTTGGCGAGATTTCCTTCTCCGCAGTTGTAGCAGAAGGAGACGAGGGCGTCGAACTGCCATGGCTCGAGAGGCACTTTGACAAGTTTACGTACAGCTCGCTCAAACGTCCCCATGTCTTCCAGAAACGCTTGATCGCACTCTTCCATCGTCCATCGAGAGTCGGCATTGAACTCTCTCCCGTGATGATGAGTATGGCCCCAACAAATCGTGAGAACTCCAGCAGGGCAATGGTACGGTTGATAATAATCGCCAACTTTCTTCAAACAGCTCTCGAAATGCTTGATGAGGTTGGCGCCGGCCTGGGTCAATGTGAGATTTTCATTCATGGCTTCTTCCCCAGCTCCCGCGTCATTATGTCTACGACCTTGTCCAGCCGATCCTTGTTCGCCTGCGTCTCCTTCTCGGTGACGGTCAAGCGATTGTTGATCTCGGCGAGGTGCGGCGAGCCGCGCACTTCGAGAATGCTCACCCGCGCCTCGAGCTCGACCATGTAGGCAGTGATCGACAGGACCGCAGCGCCGATCGCGATGCCCTGCGCCACCAGGAAATAGACGAGCGCCTGGTTCTCGTGAAACCACGACCGCACGGAAGTCATCATGGATACATCGCCTCGAGCGTATGCACGGCCCAGATCCCGCCCACGAGGACCAGAAGGAGGCAGCCGGCAATGACCCAGCCGCGCATCAGTACCTCCCGTAGACGGGATGCGGCAGCCCCGGACCCATACCCAATACACCGGTAAGCCAGACCACGATCGCGATGAGGCACAGCAGACCGACGATGACGCGGCCCCACTTCTCTATATTTGCGTCGATCGACCAACCCATGAAGCTGACAATCAACCATCGAATGGCGAACGCGACGAAGATGACGATGGCGATGTACAACAAAAGGTAAAGGAAACTGATCAGGATGCTCATGCGGCCCTCCTTAATTCATAGCGAAGTCGAAAAATTAATATTAAGCGTGTCCCCGTTCACCACTGCCTTGTCGCCGGTCGAGAACGTGCCGGCCGACCAAAGCGTGCCGTTGGTGTCGTCCTTGGTGTTGACTGCGCCGGTGCCATAGCAGAGGAACGCGCCCTTGACCGTCCCGGTACTGATGACCGCAAACGACAGCGCCGCCGACAGGGCCTTCGATCCCGCCGTCGCTGCGGACCACACCGCAGTCTTGCGATTGCCGGAATAGGCTGGTGCATTGGTGCCGCCGGCCTCGAGCCATCCTGTATGCGAAGCCATCGTGTCGGTTGCGGCGACCGCCGTATAGGACACCGACGAAATCAAACCCATGAACGGCCCGGTCACCGTGTACGCTGCGCCGGCGAGAAATGAATCCAGCGCCAGGTTCTTGCCGACGGTGGCCACCACGTTGTCGATGGTCTCGCGCCATTTAAGCTTGCCGTCAGCCCCGCGGCATTCGATCTCATAGCGGCCGTGCGCGTCGGCGTGCTCTCCGAGACTGTTGCCGCGTATTACGGATGCGTCGCTGCATTCGCGCGCCTGCGCGCGTTCATCGGTCATTTACCTTCTCCTTTTGGAAAGATTGGACACGATGATCAGGCCAGTGCGTCGATCACCATGCCCCAGGTGCCAGAACCGCTGCTTAAGGTCGCGGTATAGGATGCACTTGAAAGTGCAGAACTGTTATTTTGATACCACGACCCCAGGCAGGCGAATAAAGTGCCGCCGCCATTGGCCTGATCTGCGCGAATTTGGGTAGTCCCGGCCGGATTGTTATATCGTACGTTCGCAGGCGATCCCATCATCCCGATAATCATTGGATTGGCACTGTTGGTGCTGATGCCGGAAAGTGTCAAACTTGAACCGGCAAAGGTACTATGAGCCGTTGTCAACGACGCATTGCCATCCCATGGGGAAGATATGTTCGAACAACCATGGACACCAAACGCGTGGTAGGCAGCGTCATCTGTAGGACCAGTAAGCGTTACGGTGATGACTTCGGATGTCAGCACGGCTGCCGCCGGAGCCCACCAGATTTCATAGTCCAAAGTTCCGGATGTGAACCAATTACTACGCTTGGTCCACGTCAAATGCGGTGATGTAACGCTAGCAATCGTGTTCGTCGTCGCGTTGTTTTCGTGAAAATACACCAGGATAGCGACATCGTTGGTTTGCGTCGTCGATAGCGTGATCGTGCCGGGACCAGCGCCGCTAAACTGGCCGCCCGCCGTGCCGTCAATCGACTTCGGGATAGGCGAGGTGACAGGCCCCACGCCCGTCGACGTGGCGTTGGTGCTGCCGGCAATATTCGTCGCGTTGACCGTGACCGTGATCGTAGCGGCAAGATCGGCGGTAACCAGCAAATAAGTGCTCGCCGTCGCCCCGCTGATATTGCTGCCGCCGCGTTTCCATTGGTAGGTAAATGTCGGCGTCGGCGTTCCCGTCCACGTTCCGTTTGTCGTCGTGAGGCTGGAGCCGACCTGCGTCGTGCCACTGATCGCGGGAAGGACGGTATTGATCGGCGCAATCCCCGATATGACCGTCGCCGAAAGCGAATCTGCCGCGCCCGCTGCCTCACTGACCGCAGCAGCATAGGCAAGCCCGGCGATGACAGTGACAGTAGCATTCGCCACCTCAAGCATGATCTGCCCGAAGAAGGCATCGACGTGCTCACCAACCGAGGCAGGGTCGTCCACCAGTGTGGCGAATACAATGTTGCCGGTTCCGGGTGTGTCGAGTGCTGCGGTGGCTTCCGAAACCGAAGCCGCGATCGGTGCCCTTCGCGGCGACTGGCTAACGTTGCAGACGAGCATTTATTTCGTCCGCGCTCAAGAGGCCACCGCACATTGCGATGATCGCATTGCTTCCGGGCGGGTCTATGCGCCTCCAATATTGGTTTCCAGCGTCATCGGTGGCCAAATAAGCGGCCTCGGATGTGCCACCGCCTTGAGGAGGTTGGCCACTACCGGCTGGATCATATTTTCCTCCTGCAGCCACCCACTCGCCTCCGGCAGTGGCCACGCAAGTCACTACCGAGAGACCAGGAGAACCCGGTGGATAGGATGGAGGAGGTCCATCGCCGCCGGAAACTGATATGTCAACTCTGGAACCGGAACTATACGTCATCTGACCGAAAAGATAATCGAGGGATATTTTATCAATGTCGTCACCGGGTTGGATCAAAAGACCCGTTCCCTTATCGTATCCATAATTCCCATCCGGAACATTATATCCGTTGTCATCCACCACCCTTGAACTGCAGTGAGAATCCAAGAGGCCGGCTGTACCGTCAGGCCACGGAGGCAATGGTTCATAGCTGGGGCCATCGACCTTGACTTGGTTGCGGCGGTCTTCACTCCAGCTCAACCCATCAGCTGATGAGAACAACAGGTCCGTCTCGGCCTGCCACTGGTACTCGGCTTCGTGATCAAAAAAGATATCGGTCTGGTGCCCGGCAGCGAAGAACATCCGCGCATCCTCGTCCCAGACACAGGCCCAAACACGCGCACCGGCAAAAGTATCGCTGGGTTCCTCGAAAGTGAATACCTGCGACCAATCCTTTCCATTCTTCGACGCCATGATTATGCCGGGCGAGGTCTCGTTTCCCTGACCTCCCACGATGATAAACATCGGTTGGTTGCCAGCAGTCATTCCATAGGAACAGCTTGCAGGGAAAGGGGTGAAATGATCCAAATCAGATCCGACGAAGTCCAAGGTGCCGAGATCCAGCCAGACCGGCTCTTCATTCGTCTTCCCGCTCATCAGCTCGAGATAATAGATATTACCGTCGCTGTTGATCGCAATGAACACGCCGCCGCCCCAATGCACATTGTAGATGCGCGTCAGTATATCCTGAGAGTACGAAGAGTACGGCATCAGATGTCCGTGCGCAGGAACGGCAACGTCACCGACAATCCGGACGGCGCGGCATTGGCGGATTGCGTGACCCGGATCGCGTAAGTGTCCCCCTCGGCGAAATCAGCGAAAGTGGGAATATTGAATATACCCAGCTGCCCGCCGTGGCTGTCGATCGCTCCGCCGGCGGCAAACGTGATGGTTCCAATCTGGATTTGGTTGTGTTGGATCGACAGAATGATATCGGCGGCCCCTGTCCCATTGTTGCCAATATCCAGATAGCCATAGGTGTGAGCATTGCCTGTCGCGAGGCGCATCGTCCGGTTGGCAATACCTTGAAACAGCACCTCGCCCGCCGCGCGCTGGATGCTGCCTGGCACGAAGATCGCGGCATCATAGTTTATGTCGTAAAGCGGCATCCAGAACGAATAAAGCGGATTGCCGCTCCCGTCCGTCGCGGCTGGATCGAAGGCCGCCGGCAGTGCTGGCGTAGTATGGTTGACGAGCACCTGGTACATGCCGCGCCCACGTGCTGAGACCATGATTCCGCGCGCATATGGCGTGCTATTCGTCCACGGTCCAACGTAGGTGATGGTGGCGATCGGCAGCGGAATGACCTGCGTCGTTCCATCGGTGAAATGAAACGTCATGCTGGTCTCGGTATAAGTGACGCTGTCGATGCGCTTGCCTACGGCTAGATCCGCATTCAGTGTGACGATGCGCTGATCGACATCGTAAAAATTGCCATCGACCTGCGCCGCGCTGTTCGGTGCGCCGGTGCCGGTGCCCCACGCACCAGTTGTGACGAAGACTATTGTCATCTAGTTACATTCGACTGTGTCGTTTCGACATTGTCGGCCGTCGGCGGGTCGTTGAAAATTTGTTTTAGCGGACCGCTATCTGTTTCCAATCTGACCTTTTTCAAGCGTTCAAGTTCAACATAGTTTGACCGGTTGATGTTGCCGCTTTTGTCCATCTGATAGACCTTTTGTTTATCAAACTGCCGCCGAGACTCCTGGGCCGGCCCTGATTGTGACATACTGGCGTTCCAACTAAACGAGGTTCCGATGAACTTGGCACCGCCGCCAGTGAAAACGGCAAGTCCTTGCGTCGGATCGCCAGCCGGCACGAGCACGCGCGGCGTCGCCGGCCGGATGTTGGGAAAGACGGCAGGGCGGACGACGACCTCAAAACCCATCAGATTGCCTCCAGGTTGTAGCCGGTCGGGATTTTGAGATCGGTCACCTGCAAACCATAGCTGCTGGAAAATTGCCGCGTCATGCTCTTGAGCTTGAACGTTGCGCGGGTTGGAAACTTGGCCAGCACGTTCGAGACCTCTTCGTACTGCAAAAAGACGACCCGATCCGCCTGTACCGACGCCGGGTTTTCGACCGTGAGCGGAATCGCGATCACGTCCTCGGCGCGCAGCGTCGATAGAAAATTGATCCCGTCGTCGTCCGGGTCTGCATTCGGCGGCTGATAGCCGACCGAGGTGTCGAATGGAGTGAACCCGACAACCCGATCGTTGAATTGCTGATAATCGGCCCCAACATAGTCGACTGTGCAATAGACCGGCGTCCCTGCGGTCGTCACGGCCGAGCCGCCATGACCGATTGCGCAGCCGATGCGAACCTCGCAATTGATCCGGCCATCCGAGCCGTTGAGCGCCAGCGAATAACCAATGATCTTGCCGAGCGCCTCGCCAACCCGCGGCTCGATCAGAAACGCACTCTTGCGTAACGTGATTTCCGGCATGCGCGCGAGTTTCGGCGCGACCGCAATCTCCACCACGCGCGACCGTTGCAACAGGTGCGCCCGCGCCAGCGCGATCAGGTGCTCGAGGCTGCGGTTGCCGCGCTCGGTCGCGATGTAGGATCGCCGCCGCAGATCACCGATCGGGATAGTCCCGTCGCTGATCGGTTCGCTCAAGTTGACCGACGTTATGTCGCTGATCGTCAATGCCTCGCCATCATCCGGATCGGTCAGCACCGGCTGCACATCGGCAAACAGCGAAAATGAAACCCGCTCGGTGCATTGCCGATTCGCCGTGTAGCCCGCTACCAACGTCGGTTGGGTGTAATGAAGCACCAGCACATGAAAATTCTGCGAAAAGCTATTGCTGGATGATGCGATATAACTGGATATGCCGAAATCGCTGGGGCCGTTGTCTTTTGACGTAAATTGAGCGTTTTGAACAGCAGGGTCACCATAAGTCAATGAACCCGGCGGCTCATTAAATGACGTTACGGTTGATGTAAACGAGACGGTCCTGCTCGATGGTCCAAACCATGACGAGTCGGGGAAAACGATCTTTAGTGTGCTCCCGGACGTTATGCTCGAGATCGAGTAATCAAACGGCGTCATAGCGGTCGCCTCGGCGACCACCCAGCCGTCGCCGATCCCCGCCCCGGCTTTTGGCCAACTGTCGGCGGAAAACGTATAGGATACGATGCATCCGCCAGAGTGTTCCGGCCAGTTCGAAATCAGGTACTTGGTCAGATCGACGGTGCCCTGCGCCTGTTGCGTCCAGGTATATTCGGCGCTTACATCAACCCGCGCGAGCGGCCCGCTGGTCAGTGTGAGCCCGAGCCCATCGTACAGAACTTTTCCGCCTTCGCTGGCGCCGTCGAATTCGACCAGACCGTCCTCGCCGGTCATCTCGTCCGATACGGTGAGGATGTGCGTCTCGCGGTCGTAGTGCCAGATCTTGCTGTAGCCCTCGAGCACGAGCTCCGGGTCGCTGCGCTGCGTTGGATCGATCACCACCTCGTCGTAGTACGGCAGCACGCGCAGTGAATCTGCAAGCCCGGCCTTCTGCGCCACGAGATCGATCGGCCGTGCAACGAATTCAAGCGTCACCAGTTCTTCGAATATGCTGGTCGGGACACCGACCAACCGGCCGCGAAAACGGATCAGATCCGGCCCGCAATCGAGAGCGAACCACGCCCATATTTTGCGGCCGGGACCGAGCAGTCCGATCGCATCGCCGGCGTCGTTGCGCGGTCGGCGAACGACCAGCGTCAGGCTTGCTGGATCACCCTCATCCTGCTTGAGCGTGAACGAGAACACATCCTCGTCCCAGCGCAGATGTTCGGAACCGAAGACCGTCTCGCCGGGATCGATCCAGGCAAAATAAGGCGTTCCCGCCGACATCAGGCTCGTTGCTCCGCTTCGAGTTGCCATGCCACCTCGGCCGCCCACTCATCGCGCGAGGTGTTCCATGACGTCACCTTGGCGAGAATGGTCAGCACATCACCGGACGTATTGGCGGCGCCAAGACCGGGAATGCAGGTAATGGTGATATCCATTCCGGGCCAAACATTGGTGAGCTCCGGCACCTCGTGATCCGTACAGGTGATCGTCACCTTGTACTGCCGGAATTGTGCGAGCGAGATATCCGCCAGGGCGCCGCGGCAATCGCGCGCCACATTTTTTGCCTGGTCGATCGGCGCAAGCGTCATGGTGATGCCGCGCACCGCGTATTGGCTGAAATCGATGCCGTCGATCGCCAGCAAGGTATACGCGGGCATTACGAATACCGGCTCGGCTTGCGGCCACCCGAGCGCACCTGCGCCATGGCCGCGGCCCTGTGCAATTCGTCGACCACGCCCGACGAGGCACGCAGGCCGGCGATCTCAGGTAGGCCCGGAAATGCGATGGTGACGTTGTTCATGCCGCCGCCGGCAAATGACGGCAGGCCGAGCGGCCCGCGCACCATGCCGCCGAGCGCAAAATGGCCCATGCCGAGCCGCAGTGCTTCGAGGAACGCCAGCACACCCGGCTGCGCCACTGCCCGCGCCGGCATGATATACTCGCCGCGCGAGACCCAGGCGAGATTTGAGTCCGAGGTGCCGCTGCCGCGCCCGCCGAGCAGTCCACCAGCCGCAAAACCACCACCGCCGCCGCCGCTCGACGATGACGAACCGCCGCCGAAACCCCATTTATTTGCGATATTTGCAAGCCCCTCGTTTATAGAGTTCGTTACTGAACTCACAAAAGCCCTCGCGAGCGCTTCCCCTAGCGCGGTCCCTATTGAGGTTATGATCGGCCCTAAAATGCTGCCGATCGCGTCGAAAGCCGGGCCGAGCCGTTGGCCGAGATTGCCGATTGCTTGGTCGAGCGGCAGGTTCTCGAAATCAGAAACAATCTGCTGCATCACCTGGGTAAAACTGCCCAGCATCTGGCCGAAGGCCGGCGCCGCCAACGCGCCTATCTTTTGAAAGAATGCGCCCAACAGGCCAGTAAACTGATTCCACTGCTGCGACATTTGCTGCAGTGCCGTCTGGTTGCTGCTCGTAAGCGTCAAGCCAAGTTGTTGGGCCTGCGTCTGTAATTGAGCGAGCGCCCGGCTGCCTTGGCTCAACGTCGCTATCGTTTCTGGCGATAGACCGAGCGCCTTGCCGAGCTGCGCTCGGTCTAGTTCGCTACGGAGATTTGCGAAGATGTCGGCAAGCTTTGACCATTGATCCGCTGCAGGCACCTTGGAAAGCGTCTCCAACAGTGCCTTGACCTTGGTGTCCAAGGTGGTCAGCGGCGAAAATGTTTCGCGAGTGCCATCGGCAAGGTGCTGAAATTTATACCTTACTTGATCGATATCATTGGCCCATTCCACCGTAGCCTTGCCGGCATCGCGCATGGCCTTCTGTTGTCCAGCCGCCGCGATCTTCGCCGATAGATTGCCAAATTCCTCGGCAAATTTGGCCGCCGATGTTCCTCCGCCTTCAAACACTTGTTGCAAAGACGATAGGTTTTGAAACGATACGCCACTAACCTTCTGTAATTGAGTGAGAGATTTTTCGGTCGCGCTTGCTTCTGTAGAAAACTTGATCAAAGCGGCAGCCGCGCCCACAACGGCGGCGGCGAACAAAGTAATGCCTAGTGCTACCGGGCCAAAAGCACCGCCGACGCGGCTCATTAGGGCAAGTTGCCTGCCTAAAATGCCTAGATCGACGTCGCGCAGAGCCTTGCCCAGGGCGCCAACCTCGCCCCTGGTCAGGCCTAATGCGCCCGTCGCCGACCTTGCCGCAACGGTGGTGTTCTTGAAGCCTCTCTCCAAATTTGCAACGCCGA